CCAATGGTAAGAATAACTTGGTTAGATGCCAAAGATACAGAAACAGGTTGGTTACCTATAAAAGATATTTTAGATGCTCCGTTGGCCGTGTGCCAAGAAGTTGGATACATGATTGTTAATAATGATGATAAGATTGTAATCATGCGATCTTGGTGTATAGATAAAGATGATAACCACGGTGGAGGAGCAATTGCAATACCACGAGGTTGGGTAAGAAAGATAGAGTATTTAAAAGTAGATTATGCAACACGTTAAAGTTCAAAAAACAACCATATTTACTAATGATGTATATTCATTTGAGTTGCCAAATTTTTCTTCTTGGAAACAAAAAATATTAAATATAGTTAACATTGAGAATAATGGATTAATTATATCAAAACCAGATGAAGAGTGTTCTGTAAAAGCAGGCAGAACAGCTTGGAACTCTCATTTAAGATATAAAGATTTGGACGATTTATCAAATATTGTCACTGATATAATTAAATCATCTGTACATGATCAAGGTTACGACATACCAGAACTAGGTGTTCTTGATTGTTGGATAAATTGGTACAAGAATAATGAATTTACTGAAAAGCATACTCACAGAAATTATTTAGCTGTAGTTCTTTTTGTAGACACAAATAATTCAACAGGAGATTTTTATTTTCATCAAGACGTTCAATCTATATTTAGTAAAAAGGTAGACGCTGAAACAAATTATGTAAGTGATTTAAGAAAAATAGATATAAAGGATGGCACTGTAATATTTTTTGATGGATCGTTAAATCATTCAGTAAGCCCCAATACAACAAAAAATTTAAGAATAACTACTGCTTGGAATTTAAAACCTTATTATCCCGAAAAATGAATAAAATATTTATAGGAACACCTTGTTATGGAGGTATGATAACTGCAGATTACTTTAAAAGCTGTATGCAACTTGTAGCTTTAGCTGCATCAAAAAAAATAGAATTACAATTTGGAACAATAGGTAATGAGTCATTAATTACTAGAGCAAGAAATACTCTGGTGCAATTGTTTATGGATGGGGATTATACTCATCTTTTATTTATAGACTCTGATTTAGCTTTTAATCCAGAGGCTGTGCTTAGAATGCTGGATTATGATAAAGATGTTGTTACGGGCATTTATCCTAGAAAAACTATTGATTGGATTAAAGTAAAAAAAAGACTTAAAGAAAACCCAGACATGTCTGAGGATGAATTACTTGCAGCCTCGTTACAATATAATTTGAACGTAAAAGATCCTAAAAATATATTGTTAGAAAAAGGGTTTATTGAAGTTATGGACGGTCCAACTGGTTTTATGATGATTAAAAGAATTGTTTTTGAAAGAATGGCGAAGGTTTACCCAGAATTAAAGTTTGTGCCTGATCAACATATAAATCAATCTCATGACAAAGAGTTTGAATATCATAAAACATCTGATTGGAATTACACTTTTTTTGACACCATGATAGAGCCACAAACTAAAAGATATTTGTCAGAGGATTATGCTTTTTGTCGATTGTGGCAAAATATGGGTGGTAAAATATATGCAGATATTATGAGTGGTATGACTCACTATGGTAATTATGCTTTTCGTGGTAATGTGGCAACTCAATTCAAAGGAACAGAAAAATGAATTTAGAATTACAAGTACAGGACAATTTCTTACCAGAAGAATTATTTTTAAAACTTGCAAACTATAGCATTGGATTAGATTACAGCAGTAAAGTTATAACACGAAACACAGGTGTTTATGAAGAGCATGTTTTTTTATCAAATCCGATATACAAAGATGATAACTTATTAAAAGACTTGGAGAAATCTATTATTAAACATTTTAATGTAAAAATAAAAAACATAAATCTTGCGGCTTTTACGTGTGTAAATACTAAAAAGGCAACACCACATGTTGATAATTTAATGTTTCCCAACGAAAAACATTTAATAATTTATTTAAACGGTGATACAAATCTTAATGCGGGGACAGGATTTTACGATAAAACTGGAGAGGGAACCTATGATTTAAATACCGCTGTAGGCTTTCGTCCAAACAGAGCATTAATTTTTAATGCAGACACTTGCATTCACTCACCTTTATTGTATGCAGCTGAGGGCAATTCACCTAGATTTTCAATAATTGTCTGGTTTCAACCAGAAAAATAAGTTAAAATCTTAAAGTATGCAACTAGTAGATCTTAAGTTTAGACCAGGTATAGATAAGCAAGACACAGCTTATTCTGCTGGAGATGAACGTAAATATGTAGATTCGGATTTTGTAAGATTTCACTACGGAAAGCCTGAAAGATGGGGTGGATGGACAAACCTACCAAATCCTAATGTTACACTAGTGGGTGCCGTTAGAGATACTCATTCATGGATAGGCTTGGATGGCACGAGATATTTAGCTTTGGGCACAGATAGAAAATTATATATCTTTTCTGAGGGTAAAGTTTATGACATCACACCATTAAGAGAAACACAGGCACTTACAAACCCTTTTACTACTCAAAGCGGCTCATCTACTGTTACTGTCGCAGATACTGGACACAACGCTGAAGTCGGTGCTTTTGTTACATTTGACGATGGCTCTGCATCAAATGTAGTTGACGGTATAGATTTTAATAATGAATTTGAAATATTAACTGTGCCAGACGGTAATAGTTTTACAATAAATGCTGGCACAAACGCAACAGGTTCAACCTCAGGTGGAGGCGGATCGGTAGATGCAAAATATCAAATAAATCCTGGACCAACAATATCTACGTATGGATATGGTTGGGGCACTGAAACATGGAGTGCAAGCACATGGGACACTCCTAGATCATCATCTAATGTTGTGGTGGCAGGTAGAAATTGGTCACTAGATAATTTTGGTGAAGATTTAATAGCTACAGTATTGGATGGTGGCACATTTATTTGGGATACATCTGGAGGCTTAAGTGCAAGAGCTACAGCTTTATCAAACGCACCAACAGCATCAAGATTTAGTCTAGTATCTACAGATACAAGACACTTATTAATATTTGGAACAGAAACTACGATTGGTAATACAGCCACACAAGATGATTTATTATTTAGATTTTCAGATAGAGAGGATGCTACAGACTACACACCTGTAGCTACAAACGAAGCAGGATCTTTAAGAATAACAGACGGTTCTAGAATTGTTGGAGCTATAAAGTCTACAGGTCAGATACTTGTTTGGACCGACACATCACTTCACGGTATTCAGTTTGTGGGTACACCTTTTACTTTTGGTCTTAGACAACTTGGAGCTAACGCAGGTTTAATAGCGCAACATGCAGCGATAGAGGTAAACGGTGTTGCTTATTGGATGTCAGATAATGCTTTTTATCTTTTTGATGGTGTTGTCAAAAAAATGCCTTGTTCTGTTCAAGATTATGTTTTTGACGATATTAGTTATACAAACAAAAGTGAAATAGCTGTTGGCCTAAATACAGCTTTTAACGAAATAATTTGGTATTATCCATCCGCTAATGCTACACAAATAGACAGGGCTGTTGCTTACAACTATTTAGAAAACACTTGGTACACAATAAATCTTGCAAGAACAACATGGTTAGGAGCATACGTATATGAGAAACCAATAGCGACTGAATATAATGCATCTGCAACTGCTAATGCTACAAGCATACTTGGTTTGACAGCTGGAGCATCTTCAATATTTGAACATGAGTCTGGTAACAATCAAGCAGATGGCACAGCAATCACAGCATTTTTAGAAACTGGATCTGTTGAAATAGCAGACGGTGATCAGCTAATGTCTGTAAGTAAATTAGTTCCAGATTTTGATAATCTTGCAAACACTATGACAGCTAGATTAACGCTTGAGCAATATCCGCAATCTACTGCAAACGTGCAGACAAGTGGATCTATTACTAGCACGACAGAAAAAATTAGTGTCAGAGGTAGAGGCAGAGCAGTAAAAATACGATATACAACTAATACGGTAGATGATACACCTTGGAGACTTGGTTCACAAAAATTAGAAATAAGACCAGACGGTAGAAGATAATGGCTAAAATAAACATAACTAGATTACCAAATGCTACTGAAGAATATGATGCTAGTCAGTTTGATCAAATGATAAGGTTGTTAGAGCAAATTGTTTTTTTACTTAACACAAACTTTCAACAAGATTTAAAAGAAGAAACAGAATCGGAGACATTTTTCCTTGGCTAATACATTTAAAAGCGCAATGGTTGATATGACATCAACAGATTTAACAACAATATTGACTGTGCCTACAGCTAATCCTGGTGCTTTACCACCTGTGCCTCCTACAACCGATGTAGTAAAATCTATTTTAATTTGCAATGACTCTGGTAGCACAACATTAATAGATTTAGAAGTTGTAAGATCTTCTGCAACCTTTGAATTATTTAAAGCTAAAAGTGTTGCTACAAATACAACAACAGAATTATTATCTCAGCCTCTTGTTTTACAAGAGTCTGATGTATTGAAAGCTCAGGCGAACGCAGCTAATCAAGTTCACATAATTGTAAGCTTTATGGAGGTTACAAAAGGTCAACTTTAGAAAGAAAAAAATGAAAATATCTATAATTGGAAGAGGTAACGCTGGTTGTATAAGTGCGATGTACTTTGCATATTATAGGAACTTTGTACAAACAAACATTGAAATAGATTTGTATTATGACTCACAAATACCACCTGTGCCAACAGGGCAAGGCACTACTTTAGATTTTGCAGTTTTTCTTTTTAAAACTTTTAGATGTAATTATTTAGAAAATTTTCCATCAACTCTTAAGACTGGTATAATGTACGAAAATTTTGGAAAACAAAATACAAAAATATTTCATCCTTTTCCTATGGGTCAATATGCAATACATTTTAATCCTAAAAGTTTTCAAGATTTTGTTTGTGACAATTTAAAAATAAATTTTTCTCATATTGATGAAAAAGTTTTAAGCTACGACAGCATAGATGCAGATTATATTATAGATTGTAGAGGTGCACCTAGTAATTTAGATGATAAATATGAAAAGCTAACAAATCCTTTAAATTGTGCATTATTAGCTAATTTACCAAAAAAACAAAATGATGTTAAGTACACTAGATCAATTGCTCATGATAATGGTTGGTGTTTTTATATACCTTTGCCAGAGACAACTTCTCTTGGATACGTTTTTAATAATGAAATAACATCCATTAAAGACGCAGAACAAAATTTTAAAGATCGCTTTGGCATAAACAAAGTAAATAAAGTTTTTCCATTTAAACAATACGTAATAAAAGAACCTATTGTAGATGATAGAGTTTTAATTAATGGTAACAAAATGTTTTTTCTTGAGCCGTTAGAGGCGACAGCTATGGGTTGTTATATGAATGCATCAAGATTTTATTATGACTACATTTTTAATAACAAAAGTAAAAATGAAACTGTTAATAATATAAAAGATTATGTATATAAATTACAAGATTATATACTATGGCATTATGCTTCAGGATCTATTTATGATACTAAATTCTGGAGGTATGCAAAAGATCTTTGGAATAATCACGAAAAAGAAGAAATAGAAAAAATTATAAAAGTTGTCAAAGGTATGAAACAAGAACATATAGATACTAGTATTGAATCACAATTTAGGTATGCACAATGGCAGCATTGGAATTTTAAAAACTGGATAGAGGGGACTTCATGAATTTACAATCTTTATTTATTACACCTGTTATGATGACAGAGGTCGTGGGCCACGGTCATTTAATAGATAGACTTTATGAAATTAAAGCTAAAGACGAAAAAGGTATGCCAAGATCTAATGTGGGGGGCTGGCATAGTGATGACGAGCTTTACAAAGAAGAAGAATTTAAAAGCACCGTTGGAGACATACTATACAAAGCTAAAGAATGCTTTGGACATTTAGATGTTCAGGATAAATATGTTCCTGAAATGACAGGTTTATGGGGCATGATTAACCCACCAGGATCTAGAAACAATGTACATACTCATCCTTACAACTACTTGTCTGGAGTATACTATCTAAAAGTGCCCCCTAAAAGCGGTAATTTAGTGTTTCTAGAGCCTAAACCACAGGCTGAGGTGTTATCGCCGCCAAAGAAAAAAGACGCCTCTATACACCTAGCTCATAGCGTAACTTGGGAGCCTAAAGAAAATTCATTGATTTTTTTCCCATCATGGTTACAACATGAAGTTAAAATAAATAATTCTAATGAAGATAGGGTTATTTTAAGTTTTAATATTAATTGGAGAGAAAATGCCGATAGTTGAACCAGCTGAATTACTTGGTCACATTACTACTGAGGATGGAAGAAAGATTCCACATTATAAAGTAAAGACTGAAACAACACTTACAAACCTAGATACAGGTCAAGAGTATGAATCTGAAGAAGCTATGCAAGCTGACATAGATGATCCAAACACTTCAACAACTGCTGAAAAAATCAGACGAGATGTTAAAGTATTTGCTCCATCA